AACCATGATGGAAATATTATTGCTCTGTTGGTTTTAGATGCATAACTTAATAAACTTGAATTGTTTGGTGTGTCTTGTTTCTTTCTTGGCACAATAACGTCCGCTGCAGGTCTAGGGTCGTGAAATACTATACTGGCGCCTTGGTCAGAGTGTAAGTAATAAGTACCACTTAAAAACTTATTTGAGTGTGTATGCATTGGGTGATGTTCATTAGATTTTAATACATTTGCCCACATATCAGTTATCATCAAACCTTCTACATCATAATCTAATTGTTTCATTATTTGTGAGCTTGTGTCAACAACAGTCTTAGCAAAGTTATAAAATATTGCTTGTTTATGTAAATCAGCAGATTTAGTTTGCCAATTATTATCATATTCTCTATTCTTCCATAGTTCAGCAATATATTGCTTCATACTATCAGTACTATCTAATGATATAAAATCATCTATTAAAAATATATTAGTTGCGAATATTTTTTGATGTTCCATTGAATATATAACTCCCTTTACGATTCCACTTAATAAACATCATGGGTATTAATCTCATGTACCATGGTGTAGGGCGACTACCTTTTGTATCGTTCCACAATGTGTGTACTCTTCCGTATTTACCTATTTTTGATAGACCTACACAAGCAGGCCAACTAGATTGCTCCACTAGTAAACTTTTTCCATTCTATTGCGTTCTTAATTAAAAATGTTCTATTGTTTATACTTCTTAAAATTTGTTCAAGATATGAAACAACTTGTTTTAAGTATGCAGCCTTTTGATCTGCCTTTTGTAATTCATCATCTGAATCCATATAGATATGTACATCTGATTTTAAAACTTTTAAGTTAAATGGTTTTTCTCTGTAAATAGATTCATCTGCTTTACCTGTATAATATTCCCACTTTTGTCTTATCATTAATTTGTGGTCATATTCTGCCTTCTTTAATAATAAAGAAAACTTGTTAAAGTGTTGTAGGTATTTGTTATGTAATAAAGGTATCTTAATTGATTCGGCATCTAGTTCCGTATCATCAATTTTAAAATCTCTATCTACTTGTTGTTGTAATTCTTCTAATGTCATATTGGTATTATATCATATTTTGGAGAGAAAGTCAAGGCTTTTGACCATTTTATTTTGAATTAATATTAAGTAGTAGAAACTTGTACTATTTCATAATACATATAACTAAAACTTGCTGATCCTTGTAAGTAATCAACATCCGACTGTTTAACATCATAACTTAAACTACCAAGTGCGGTTGGATAGACATTCTTAAATCGTATTTCGGTTTTAGCAATATTCTTACTGTTTAATATTGTCAAGGTTGCGTCTGAATAAATCGCACCTTCATTTAATGGTGTAGCTATATTTGAACCTGTGACTGCTGAACTAGCAGTTGAACCAGCAAATCTATCATTACCTGTTCTTAAAAGAGCTGCAAATTGTTCGTCAGATTCTGGTGAACCAAGACCAATCATCCAATCATGTAACTCTTTATAGTTATTTAAATTTTCATCAACTAGAAACGATAAGTCTAACGTGCCAAAAGATAGTGTAGATCCAGGTAGTTTTATAGTCTGCAATCTTGTTGGCTGACTTACTTCGTCTAATGTTATTGATGGTAGATTGCAAGTTTGTACAAAATATTCCGTTAGTGGTAGTTTGTTTATTTTGAATCTAAACTGTACAGGACTAGCATAGTCTTGCTTAGATGGTTCTCTAGTATAAACATTTGTTTCTGTCATACTACTATTTATAATAGTAAAATCAGGCTAAAAAAAAGGGGGTAATAAAACCCCCTTTTTAATTGTTTCACAAAAGTGAAAGCAACTTACATTATGTTCGTTACTTTTGTTCTTCTGTAGTATACATTAGTATCTCCAGCAGCAACTGCACCAGAGTTATCTATAGCACCAGCACCGTTTGTTGTAGCAAAAGGATTCTGAACCATACCATATCTAGTTTTGAAGCCGATCTTAGGTTGGAAACTATCCTGACCAACCGCTCTCACCATTTGTAGGGGAACGTATGGACAATAGAATAATCCTGAATCATAAGGTGAAGTACCTTTATATCCAACAACATAGAATTGACTTGCGGATACATTCGCTGAGTATGGATCAACATACACTTTGAATTTACCGTTAAGTACACCAGCGAAAGTATTTCCTGTGTCATCAACATTTAAATTAGTTGATAATGCAGGAGCATAATCTAATACACCAGCCATTTGTAAAGCAGAAGCAACATCAGCAGAACATAAAATTATATTCCCTTTACCTCTTCTTGTTAATTGACCGATAGCGTTAGCATCTCTCTCTAACTGATATAAAAGCCCTTTGAACTTCTCAACTGACCAACGACCATTTGAGTCTGTGTCAAGATCAAAAATTCCAGCAGTAGTAGTATTAACTTGAGCGCCCGATCTAGCGTGTGAGTAAATTGTTCTCACAACTTCACGGTTAATCTCAGCAAGAATTTCACTTGATAAGATGTTAGCAAGTTCTGTTTCAGCGTCTAGACCGTGGATTGCTTTTAAGTCTTGAGCAAGTTCCATAGTGTACTCTGCTTTTAGAGCTCTAGATTTTGCAGTAACAGTTACTTTATCGATTGAGAAAGCCATTTCAGCGAACTCATCAGTTCCGTCACCTAGTGTTTCTGCCTGAGCAGTTGACATACCAGCACCAGTAGTATAAGTACCAGCTGATGGGCTATCATTTAAAGTAGCAGGGTTAGTTCCCGCTTGAGCGTCAGTTGAACCAGTGTCACCAGCAGCGTCTCTAGCAGAAAAGTCTGAATCAGCTTCGTTAAATAATGCCTCTGTTCCACTTTGAGTAGCATATCTTGACTTCATAGCGAAGATAAGACCTGTTGGACCAGTCATTGGTTGTACACCACAGATGTCATAAGCAATAAGATTAGGCATTGCTCTTCTAACTAGTGATATTAATACTGGATCCCAGTTGTCCACAGATGAACCAGTTGCGTTAGCAGGGGCTGCTTCTTGAAGATAGCCTCTATCTTCTCTTGTTGCTTTTTCTTGGTTTTCAAGAATAACAGTTGTAACAGCTCTCTTATAAGCATCACCGATATTAGGTAAATCTGGATGCTCTAGGACTGGCTGCCATTTTTCTTGTAAGTTTTCAGTAAGATACATTTTTATCTCTCCTTGTTATTATTTACAGTTATTAAAAACATTAAAACTTTGCAGCTTTAAGGTTCTTTGATATTGCGGCCGTATATGCAGCCATAGCATTCGACTTACCAGCAGAAAAATCAGCAGGTTCGTTTGCCGCCACAGAATCAACAGAACTTTCTTCTGTTACTTCTGATTTCGTTTTAGGGAAATAAGATTCTTTAATAGTATCTAACTTCTCTCTAAATTTCTCAGCACTATCGTACTCAACATTTTCAGCCATAGAAACAAACTTCTCTTTTTCTGTTTCTGCTAAATCAGCAGTTACTTCTAAGATTGCTTGTTTTTTGTTAAATTCAGAAATAGACTTAGTCAGATTTACATTCTTTTCAATCTGTTCATTAAGTTTTGATTCTAATTCTTTGGTTTGGTTTGTTAAGTCGTCAAGCACATTGTACTTCTCTTCAGGAACATCAATATAATGTTCTTTAAATAAAGTTTTAAGTCCAGTAATGAAGTCCTCAGCGATTTCGGTACGAATACCTCTTTCTACTGCTAATTCATTTTCTTTCATCCACTCTTCAACAACATAGTTTAAATATGAATCGACTTTTTCGACCATAGCTTCTTTTACTGTTTCTTTTTCAGTTGAAAGTTTTTCTTTATACTGAGCCTCAAGCACTTTTACCTGTTCTTGTATTCTTGTTTTAACAGCAGTTTCAAATATAACGGCCGCCTTTTCTTTAAATTCTTCAGAAAGGTCGGCGTTTGATGAAACTAGTGCCTTAACATCATCAGATAAGTCAATTTCTAATTTAGTATCAACTTCAGCGATTATATCGCCTTCAGCATTAACTTCTTCAGAAGCACTAGATGGTTTTTGATCTTTTTCTAAAGAACCATCTTTTGCATTTTTAAGTGACGGATCTGAAGCTTTCGATACCTTTTTCGCAGCGTCTGGGTTGCTGTCAGTAGATTTAACTACAGGTGCACCAAGATCATCAGCGTCATTTTTAAGGTGAGTAGGTTCAGTTGGAGCAGCGTCTTTATTAGCCGCATTTTTTTGCTCTTCTACTGTCTCTACTGCTTTAGTTACTTCGGTTTCAGACATTCGGTCTCTCCTTGATATTAAAAATTAATTAATTTTTAGTCTACTATTATTTATAACAATTACCATTTTAAACCTAACGCTTATTGTAAAAGCTGCGTAGGTTTTTATAGTTTTGTTATAAAGTCTTTAAAGATATTTGCTTTCACTTCTGCAAGTTCTTTGCGTCTAGTGTTTTCAATTTCTTTTTTGTATTGTTCAATTTCCATACTTTTCAGCACTCCATTATCCCACACCCATTCTTTGCCTTCCATGATACCTTCTACGAAAGCATCTGGTGCACTAGGATCTGCAACAATGTCTGCTGCGGTAGCAAGATAGAAATCTCTACCAACTGTACCGTTAGATATTGAACCCATACCTCTTGATGATACACCCAATTGAGCACCTTCGTCAATTAAATTTTTAACGATTTTGCCGTAAGGAGTGTCCATTATTTTCGCCTCGCCAATGAAGTTTTTACCTTCACTTTTAAGACTAGTTATCATGTGAGAAACTCTTTCAAGATTAACTGTTGGTCCGTCAGGATGTCCTAGTTCTCCGAAAGCTCTTTTCTTATTGATAAATTCTTTTGTGTATCGTGCAACTTCTTTTGCAAGTGTTTCAACTGGATAAACTCGACCATTACGGTTCTTGATATCCGCCTGCATGAAAACACCTTTAATCTTATATGACTTGCCACCGTTTGCTGTTGCTTCAGTCAGTACTTCGATATCTTCAATTGTTTCTGTAATTAGTTTCATCTCTCCGCCTTTTCTTTATTGTAGATTTTGTCTACTATCCCCTTTTTAAGTTCTTCTTTTTTAATCCCTAACTTTTCTGCAAATGCCTTTTTAAATTCATCTGCAAGATAAGTCTTAGATTTTGTTCCTACAATTCTTTCTAAAATTGCTCTGGAATAATCTTTTTTCTTTTTAGGCATTATCTCACTTCTATTATAATGGTATAGTTATCACCTGCAACAAATCCTTTTGTTGAAAATAATATATCTCCAGCTGGACTAGTATTCGCTGTTAATGTTGCGTTATTAGGAACAGCATTACCTGCTGTATATAAATCCCAATAACCTGTGCCAGAGAAAAAACCAATTGTTTTATTTGCAGCGCTTGTTCCACTACCTGCCCAAAGTATTTCAACTCCTGATTTACCATTTGTTGTATTGATTGCCCAATAAATCTTTGCAATAGATTTGGTGGCATCTTCAGACATAAAATTTAAAGCACTAGCATCAAATTTCGTAACAAGAGTTTCACCTGAACCGTCACTTATATTAGTCAGTTTTATAACCGTTTTTACACCAACGGTATCTGCTAAAGTTTGTGTAGTTACGACATCAGCCATATTTAATTTCTCCTAAATTCTGTTATTAACAAATAATTTGTAACATTTGCGTCTGTTGTTAATAACAACTGTTTATCATTCCCAAATTTTAACTGTCCTGGTCGTAATCCATACTTACCATTTCCAATTAAAATCAAATCATTTTCTTCACTGGTTGAACTAATCGTTAGTGATCCAGTTCCTTTTATCTGATAGTGACACTCAATTAAACTTACTTTAGATTCATTCGTTCCGTCAGTAAGTTCTTCAGCATCTACCAAACTCTGGTCAACTTCGTTTCCAATACCTGTTGACTTAACAGTATATTTAGAAGCGATATCAACAACCGGCGTATTCTTAATTGTCATAATAATTAGGCAGTAAATCCTGATTCTTTTCTTAATTCTAGCATAACAAAACCAGAAGTTCCGTAAGCGGTTAACTTCATATCTCCTGAAGTTAAGCCAGTATTTGTTACTCCGTTTTTGATTTTACCAGCAGTACCATCATAGTGTCCGTTTCCAGCAAGGTTAATTGCCACAATATCAGAATCACCTTCAAAATATATTGCACACCAACCTGTATTATTATCTACTGTTCCTTCTACTAAAGACCACCACGCTCTTGTGATGGATAATTTAGCGCCGGCAGCGTGTCCTACTAAAGTCGAAGCATCAAGTATAACTTGATCAGCTGCAGTATTAGCGTTCATATTAACCAAAACAGTAACTAAACCGCCAGCCGCACCACTACCTGTTGCAATACTTGTATCTTTTAGTGTTTGTGTCGAAATTGCCATATCTTATTCCTCTATTTTATTAATTCGTTGTCAAAATAATCTTCTATACTAGAAACTTTGACATTGTGGTTTCTAGCAACTGTTGTGATAATACCTTCAATCTTACTTACGATAGGATCAGGTGCTTTATCAATCATACTATAAACAGCATCAACAGCAGCCTTTAGTTTTGGTGATAGTTTTTTATACTCAACACCCCTTTTAGGTCCGCCATATATTCGTTCAGATATTTCTCGTTTAAACTTCTGGAACGATAGGTTACTCATCTTCTTCTTCATCATTGTCTATCTCAACAGGTTCAGGTGTTTCTTGTTCCTGTCCTAGTTTGTCTAGACCACTAGCGTCTTGTATTGCCTCTAGCTCTTGTGAGCTGTTTAGCCAATCATTAGCAACAGTTTGTCTTTTATCGTCTAATGCTTGTCCTATTTTATCAGACAATGCATTTTTAAACGCATCTTGAGCGGCAATATTATCACCATCTGCAAGTGAATTAACCATTTTAACTACATTTTCATTATCAGACATAATTATTGTTCTCCCATACTATTTATATCAGTATTATCATCATCTTCCAAAGTCTGTCCTTCTGGTGACGCAATAATACCTTGTTTTATTTCATTAGCAATTTGATTATCAATTTCAATAATATCTTCATCACTCTGTCTTAGTACATATTTTCTAACATAATCTACAGAAAAATATTTACCAATGTAAGGACTGATATCATTTGCAAGACTTAATCTTTCTTTTAGTAATTCTGCATTTTTTAGTTCAGAAAAATATCCATCTTTTAGATAATCATATTGTATATGTTCTTTAATTTTACTCCAATCTTCAATTGTGATAACACCTTTTAAAACTAATTGTGTTTTAAGTATATCATTAAAGAGAGAAGAAAATCTTTTTCTTAATCTAGCAACAAACTTTGTAAATTTAAGTTCGTCTCTTGTTATCTCAGCAGCTTTGCCCATGTTGAAACCATTTTCTGATTCCATTCTTGATATAGGCACATTTAAAGATTTATATAATTTCTTTTGAAAATATACAACATCTGTAATTTCTCCAAGATTTTGACCACCTGCAAGTGTAGTAACTTCGGTGCCTTTTGCACCTTCTCTACGAGGTAACCAGAAATCTTCAAGCATTGACATATGTTTTCTGTCATCTCTAATCTCACCAGTTGAAGCATCATAGACAAGTTTATTTCTATATCTTGCCATAACATCTCTTAAATATGCTTCTGCTTTTACTTTTGGAAGATTACCAACATCAACATAGAATATTCTTCTTTCAGGTGCTCTTACTATTCTGTAAATAACAACAGCATCTTCAATCATTCTTAATTGATTGACAGGTTTAATTGCCTTGTGTAAATGACCCATAACCATATTTTTAGTTTGGTCAATAACACCAGATGTTACATATGAAATCGAATCAGTAGAAATTTTAAGACCAGCATTTGAATTTGCGGCAGATATTCCTTTTTCATTATAGACAAACCATTCTGCTGTGTTTTCTATAATTTCGATTCCTTTACCTTTTGAATCTCGTTTTTTAGAAACCTCACGAACTTTTTTAATTTTTCGTGGATCAATATATCTTATTTCTGTTAGTCCTTTTCGTGGACTGGTTGGATCAATAACTTTGTGAAAGTAAATACGACCATCAACATACCATCGTCTGAATATGTCGTGACCTTTTTCATCAAAGTTTAATAATCTCATAACTTCGTCAAACTCGTCACGAATTTTTGTTTTGATACTATCAGAAATTGCTAACTTATCTAATGAAACTGTAACCGATTGGTCTCTTTCATCTGAAACGATTGCCTCATTAATAATATCTTCAATCGCCATATCACATTCTGGATGTTGAGCAACTTCACGATATCTTTTAATTAAATCAACATCATTCTTAGCAGTAACTTCCATATCCAAGTATTGGCCAAAGTATCCGCCAGCAGATATGGTTGTAGTACCATCGTCAGGAGATGGCACCGTGAAGGCCTGTTTGGCCTCCGCCGGTTTATCTCTATCGTCAGTTTGTCTTGTTATTTGGAAGCCAAGTAATTGTACCATAATATATTCTCCTTATAACTTATATTTATTATGTAGTAGTATCTGTTTCAAAATACTGATATGTAAATGAACAACCGAACTCTTCAATAGCATTATTTGTGCCATAGTTAAGTGCGATATCATCTAGAGCAGTTGGGAATGCACCTCTTAAAGTATAAGATTTAAGTGTAGTTCCGTTTCTGTCTAACTGGTCAATGAATATATCAACTTGATAATCAACAGGATTTGTTAACCCTTCGTTATCAGTCATATTGTTCATACCGTTCATCCATCTTTCTAGACCTCTGTAAATTTTGAAGTCTGTATCGTTTAACACAGTAATAGACCATGGATTAAATGTTCTATCACCAACTAGGTTAAGTATTCTTCCTCTAAAATTAACAGGAATAGTACCAAGATTTTGCCCAGGTATTGATGTTGCATTACATAAGAATGCTAAGTCAGCAGTCTCTCCACCAACAGAAGCGTAACCAGGAAAAGGCATTGTTACCTTGAATTGATTAGCTCTTGCACCACCGCCTTTTAGTCGGGCTTTAAAGTCATTAATATTAGCCATTGTTTATCCCTCCTATGCGCCTGCTACTTCTGAAAAGGCAACACCTGTTCTAGTAGCAATAAAGTTAAGTTGTATGAAGTTAATAGAACGAGCAGGTTTGATAAAGATATCAGCCCTAAATTCGTTTCTATCAATAACATCTCCAGTATTATTTGTTTCATCACAAATAACGCTAAAGTCTGTAACACCTCGTCTACCTTGTACATCTCTTAAAAACGGTTCTACGAGATTTCTAAAGTTTGCTCTTGTAAATTCATCATTGAACTCAAAGAGTTGAAACTTAGAAGCAGTAGAAATCGCTTTTTCTAGAACAATGAACAATCTTCTTACATTGATTCTATCAAACGCACTTGGTTTTGATTGAGCAGTCTTATCACCAAACAATACAGTTCCTTGACCAGGAAATGATACAACTGGATTTACTCTTGCTTTGTAGAGGTCATCCCTTTGAGTTTGGTTTGGATTAAAGGCAAGTTTTACTGCGCCTCTGATTTGACCACGACTAAATCCGCCTGGTGAAAACCAAGGATCTGCAATACTATCTGTTCTTGCACAAAGACCAGCGATGTCACCGTTTAGAGGAACATATCTGTAAACATCATTGTACCTGTCAAACATATACTTATAACCACTATCGATTACTGCATAAGATGTTGAAGGTAAACCTTCAGCAAATGATTTGACATTAGCAGCTTGTGTAATTGCGTTAGCAACATCTACAACATCTGATCTCGCAGGTGAAATAAATGCAACACAATCTTTTCTTGCAGTTGCAATATCCATAACAGCAGTTGCTTTTGTGTCGCCAGTAGCGTCAGCGCCTGTCTGTGAAGGACCACAAAGAAGTAAAGATACATCTACATTTTCTGTATCACTAAACTTTTCGTATGCAGTTGCAATCTCAGCATTAGTTGCAGCAAAGTCATCAGTACCGCCATCAAGTGAAGTGTTAGATACTACAAATGCGTCACCAACACTATTATCAAAAGTTTGACCTTTTTTAGGAAGTCCATCTGATAAAGTTGCAAGATGATCTATCCAGTAAATATACTGTGATTGTGCATAAAGCACATTTGGGTAATAGTTACTTGAACCTTGTGCAGTTTTAGCATCAGTTGCCTGTGAAACACTTTCAAAAGTTTCTAGTATTGATCCAACTGTTCCTGTAATTGCACCATCTTCATCTACTACTGCGATATGCATTTCATCTAATGAACCGCCAGCAGCAGATACATCATCTGTGGTTGTTGGTGGTGCAGAAAATTGAAAGTAATACTCCCAATGCCTTCTTATTTTAGCATCATCAACAACAGCGTGTCTAAGACCGCCTGTTTCTGTAACACCTGTAGAAATATTAAATCTTGCAATTGTTAGAACATGAGTTGATATTGCTGTTATCTTATAATAGTGTCCAGCAGGTGCATCAGTCCATCCAGAGGCATCTCCAAACTCTAAGATGTCGCCAACTTGCATTAGACTACCATCATCAACAGTAATTGATGTGTCTCCGATAGCAGCAGAAGCGTCAGCAACTAGATTACCACTCATTGAGTGTGGACCGAAAGCAGTAGAGTTAGTACACATAGAAACTTTTAAACTGTTTCCTAATAGTCCTGCCTCTCTTGCAGCAAAAGGACCTATATCAGTTACTTGTCCTGCGCCTGTGGCAGACGAATAAGTCGCTAAATAGTCCGTTGTATTTTTTATTAAGATAGATGTGCCTGTAGAAACAGCATTTACCATTCCTGTTATAGGTCTTACTACCTTTAGATTGTTTCCGTATCCTAAAAAGTTTGCAGCTGTAAACCATTCTTCAAAATTATCAGCAGTTGGTTTCCCAAATGTATCTAATAATTCTTTTTCTGATGAAATAGTAGTTATCTCATCAATTGGTCCCTTTTCTGCTGTAATTACAATACCGCCACTAGTTGTGGAAACGGCAGGAATTACATTTGTTAGATCCTTTTCAGTAACGAGAACGCCTGGTGATACTTGAAAAGCCATGTTTTAGTTCTCCTTAATATATTAAGTTTATTTGTTATAACCCTTTGTCAATATTTATGTAATATGAAAACTACACTATTCGCCTTTGCGATAAGTAACTGGTTGCCATAGTACACCTGCGTCATCAAAAAACGAGTTATTATGTCCACTTGGATCATCAATTCCATTATCAATAAATCCAAAGGGTGCCATATCTGCCTCGATTGCGTTTTGTTGTTCGGTAAACATTTGTCCACGAACATCAACATTCGTCAATTCTTTAAAATATCGTTGATTTGCTAACCACGAAAATATAACTAAACACATAACCAAATCGTCTGTAGCGCCACTTTCTGCTTCAAAAGATTTTCCTTTTGATATAAAGGTTGATAATTCTGAAATAATATCAAAGTCTTGAATGATTAACTTATCTCCTTCGATTAAACTTTTGAGATTAGAAGTGCCGATTCTCTTAGTACCTTTAGTCATTCTCAAACCTAATTGATTACCTCTACCACTAAAACCCCCACCTAAAACTTGTCCTGAACGGCCTCGTTGCGTTACCATCATCATGTTGTCATACTCTAACTCAAATTGCATATTGTCAGCAACTTGCTGACCTAAGTCGTTTATCTCTATCAATACAAACGCATTGTTATAATGTTTGGCAATCTTATCTAAGATACTTGGAAAAACAAGAGGTTTAATTTCATTATCTCTATACTTTGCGACTACTTTGTAGGGCGCCGATGTACAATCTATAACAACAAATGCCGAATAATCGTTTGACAACCCTCTTGATACATCAACCGTCATTGTATATATGTGTTTTGGTTTTGGCATCTCATAAACATCTAAACCACCACTTCGTTTAGGGGTTGCTACTGGCATTGTTTTAATTTTAGTTGCAGCAATTAATGTGTCAACACTACCTAAGAACTCACATTCAAACTCGGTCTGAAATTGTGATTCACTTGTGTTCTTAATTGTTTCTTGTTTCCATTTTTCATCACGACCTGGTACTGCACTCCAATGAACTTCAAGAGGCACAAAGGTACTTTTTTTATTGACAGCATCCATCCACATTTTATAAAACATATTCATTCCGTGTGGTGTAGATACTATCATTACCTTTGATGATTGTCCAGAAGATATAGTAGGATAAACAGAACTAAAAAATTCTTCAGCGATATTATTAGGCACATAAGCAAACTCATCTAAGAATATAATATTAAAGGTACTTCCTCGAACAGCACTAGAAGATGTACTCGCCGCTACGATTCTACTTCCGTTTTCTAGTTCAAGTGATCCTTTGTTCCAGTTGAGAACGCCTTGTTGCATCCATTTTGGTAGATGTTCGTAAGCTAGTTGCAAACGGCCTAACAAATCTCTCGCTGTTGAAGATTTATTTGCTAAGATTGCAACATTTACACTATCATTAAATAAAACATAATGTAAGAGGTAAGAGACAATAATAGTTGACTTTCCACTCTGTCTAGGTAATTTACATATTGTAAACCTATTGTCGTGGAAAGTATCTACCATCTTCCGCTGAAAGTCGTACATTTGAAAAGGCACAAG